AACGATACTTATATTCTCAAGGTAAAAACAGAGAGCATTCAGTTTTGTCAAAATCAATTCGTATAAATGAAACTGGAGAAGTGTTTAATTCTATCTCTGAATGTGCAAGATATTTGGGAGTAGATAATGCTTCAATAAGAGCTCAGCTGTATGGCAAATCAAAGAAGTGTAAAGGATACACATTTACTTATATTTAAAAATTCGGTTCTCGGTCCGAAAGAATAACACCGACTATTATAGAAGAGGATGAGTATGGCTCGTTCTCTTCTATTTTTTTGATCGGAGAGTAATCAGATGATTGAATCAAATTTTCAGCATCAGCTAATCAAGTCAATTAAGAAAAGATTTGATGGCTGTATTGTTTTGAAAAACGACGCTACTTATATTCAGGGTATTCCTGATCTTTTGATTTTATACAACAATCATTGGGCTGCTCTGGAATGCAAAGTAAGTAGTAATGCTCATCATCAGCCAAATCAAGATTACTATGTGGACCAAATGAATCGAATGAGTTTTGCTGCATTTATATTTCCAGAGAATAAGGAGGAAGTCTTAGATGCAATGGAACAATCATTCAAATCTTAAAGACATGCATGCGATTATTGGTGGAAGTAATTATCACTGGTTGAATTACTCTACTGATAAATTGGCAATCGTACTTACAAACATGAAAGCCAAGCAGGAAGGAACAGAATTACACGATCTTGCGAAGAAGTGCATTGATCATAAAGTGTTTCTTAAAGGTAATTCTCAAACGCTTAGCATGTATGTGAATGATGCGATTCGTTTCGGTATGCAAACAGAGCAAACACTTGTATACAGTGCTTACTGCTTTGGAACTGCCGATGCGATTAAGTTCGATGAACACAAAAACTTTTTAAGAATACATGATTTAAAGACAGGAACAATTCCTGCCAAGATGGAGCAGCTTGAAATTTATGCTGCTCTTTTTTGTTTGGAATATGGAAAAAGATACTCATTCAAACCAGCAGATGGAAACATAGAACTTAGAATCTATCAGAATGACAATATTGATATTTATAGTCCAACTGCCGATGACATAGTACCAATTATGGATAAGATAATAACCTTTGACAAATTCATTACGAAATGGCAAGGAGAACAGCTATGATATTTGCAGTAGGACCTGAGGATTATGTTCAACATTTCGGTACCCCCCATGATGGAATGATACCCCATTCTGGTCGATACGAATACGGATCTGGAGACAATTCTTATCAGAGATCTCTTGATTTCAAGGGAATGGTAAATCAGATGCGTCAGTCTGGTTTGTATAAAACTGATACTGATATTGCTAAAGATCTTGGTATGACAACATCAGAATTTCGTTCAAGGATATCTAACAGTAACGATGCAATTAAGCAGCATCAGATTGCTCAAATTATCAAGCTTCGTGAAGAAAGACAGATGTCAGATTCTGCTATTGCTGAGAAGTTAGGTCTTTCTGGAGAATCTCAGGTTCGTTCTCTGATGAAACAGCATGAGAAGAATCGTGAAAACAAGACTGATGAAATCGTTGATATTTTAAAAGATCAGGTTGACAAAAAGAAGTATCTCGATATTGGTTCTGGTACAGAAAATGTTCTTGGTATCACAGATTCAAGATTGAAAGTCGCAGCTGCAAAACTTTCCGAACAAGGTTATAAAGTTGTAACTTTTAAACTTCCTCAGGCAACTAATCCTAAACAAAAAACTAATATTAAAGTTCTTGTTAAAGACGATGTTGATAATAAAGAGCTGTTTGAAAACAGAGATAAGATTGAACCAATAACAGGAGTCTATCTCGAAGATAATGGTAAAACCGTTAGAAACATTCTTCCACCAGTTTCAGTTGATCCAAAACGAGTAATGGTTCGTTATGCAGAAGATTCTGATCCAAGAGGCGTTAAAGGCGTTGAAAGAGATGGAGTCATTGAACTTAAAAGAGGTGTTGAAGATATTTCTCTTCACAACGCAAACTACGCTCAGGTAAGAATTGCTGTTGACGGAACTCATTACTTAAAAGGAATGGCAGTTTACGGAAGAGATGATGAGTTTCCAAAAGGTGTAGACATAATATTTAACACAAACAAACATCGTGGAATGCCAATGATAGATGCTGATAAAGATAATTCGGTTCTTAAACCAATGAAAAAGAATCCAGATGGAAGTATTGATTTGACAAATCCGTTTGGAGCAACGATTAAGAATGAAGACGAACTCGTTAGAGCACAGCAGCATTACATTGGCAAAGATGGAAAGGAACATCAGTCGGCTCTCAATATCGTAAACGAAGAAGGCGACTGGCAGAAGTGGAAGAAAACCATTGCTTCACAGATGCTTTCTAAACAACCGGTTGCTACTGCTAAGAAACAGTTAAAGACTTCAGAAGATTTGTATAGACTTCGACTGAAAGAGATAATGTCTTGTACAAATCCTGTTGTAAAGAAGAAACTTCTTGAAGACTTTGCATCTGATGCAGACGAAGCAGCGGTCGATCTTAAAGCTGCACGATTCCCAAGACAGCAGTCACATGTAATTATACCAATCAATTCTTTAAAGCCAACTGAAATCTATGCACCAAACTATAAAGACGGTGAAGAAGTTGTTCTCGTAAGGTATCCTCATGGCGGAAAGTTTGAGATGCCTAAACTTATTGTGAACAACAGAAACAAAGAAGGTCGTGAGACAATCACACCTAATTCAAGAGATGCTGTTGGTATTAACCATAAGGTTGCAGAACAGCTTTCTGGTGCAGACTTTGATGGTGATACTGTTCTTGTTATTCCTACAAAAGGACAGAACATTAAAGTTGAAAAGGCACGTAAAGATCTTATTGAGTTTGAACCAAAAGAGTCATACAAGTCTACTACTTCCCGTGAAGTCAATCTAAGAGGCTTCCAGAAGCAGACTCAAATGGGAAAGGTTTCCAATCTCATTACTGATATGACCATCAAAGGTGCAGACATGGATGAGATCGAGCGTGCTGTTAAGCATTCAATGGTTGTGATTGATGCCGAGAAACATAACCTTGACTGGAGGCAGTCCGAGAAAGACTTCGGTATCGATGAGCTTCGTAGGAAGTACCAGGATAAGGGTAATGGTAAATACGGTGGGGCATCCACACTCATATCCAAGGCTTCTGGAGAGAAGCGTATCAACGAGGTCAAGGAGATAACCAGACTATCCCCATCCGTAATAGACCCGGACACTGGTAAACTCATACGTCAAGAAACTGGCAGAGCTTATGATAGTGGTGTAACTAAGACCGTCAATGGTAAAAAGATCAACGCATCCCCTAACCTGTTCATACGGGATGGTAAACCTTATACATACGGTGGTAAAGATAAGAATGGTGAGACTATTTGGAATCCTTACACTCCTGTTGGAAAGGTAGTACGTAATCTTACCAAGACTACCAACATGGCTGCTACAGACGACGCTATGACACTAGTGTCCACCTCTAACACCCCTATGGAACGTGTATATGGGAACTATGCCAATGCCATGAAGGGTATGGCTAATGAAGCACGTAAGGCATGGCTCACTACAGAAACACCCGCACGAGATCCAAAAGCACGAGTTAAGTACAGTGCAGAGGTTAGTAGTCTTACTAATAAACTTAATCTTTCAAAGATGGCGTCTCTTAATGAGAGAAAGGCACAGCTGATTGCAAGTAAGAACATTGAGATGATGAAGAAAGCTGATCCAGATCGTTATGACATTTATTCAGAAGATGGAAAAGACAATCTTAAAAAGCTTCGTAATCAATGTATTAAAAGTGCTCGCAATCGTACTGGAGTTTCTAAAGATAAAGAGATTTACATTACTGATAAAGAGTTTGAAGCCATTCAGCACAATGCAATAAGTCCTACACAATTGAAAGACATACTTGATCATGCTGATATGAAACGAGTATCTGAGCTTGCAATGCCTAAAGATTCTAAGTCTCTTACCAATGCAAAGATCTCAAGAATCAAAGCACTTGCAAATTCTGGTTACACAAATGCAGAGATTGCAGAAGTGATTGGTGTTTCATCATCAACTGTTACAAAGTATTTGAATCAATAATTAAAGAAAGGAATTGAATTGTAAATGGTTAAGTCAATGTTAACGACAACTGACAATCCGTTCAATCCTTTCGATGATTGGGATGAATGGTTTGCCTTTGATCAGCAAAAGAATAATCTAGTTCACCAGTACTTCGGAGTGGATACATGCCAGATAATGGGACGGTATTCACCTGTAACCTCCGACATGCCCCCCATTTATGCAGAAGACATAAATGAATGGACTATTGATCGTATATGCAGGGTGTTTGAAACACTTGGGGTATTCAAGAAGGTACAGAAGGTTGAGAAAGATGAAATAGAAACAGTTTAATTCTTTTTGCTGTAAAAACTTTTTTATTATTAAAAACTTTTTATTATTAAAAAACTTTTTAAAATTAATTAATTTAATTTTAAAATAAATTAATTTGTTTTTAAATTATTTGATAAGTACCTGTATTACTTCAATCATGCAAGGAATTTCCCCATTCCAAAATGAAGTATACGGTTCTTATACTATCACAGGTCTGTACGACCTGTACCTCCTATTTGATAGGCTTCCTCTCCTGCCAAACCAAAGACGGGGGAGGGGGTCTAAAAATAACAACCCCTATATGCAT